GACAATTCTGACAACGCTACAGGCGTCGAGCTCGTGCGCAAGCACAAGTTCACGGTGCGCGTCCCAGGATACCTCGTTCTGTCCGACGCCCCAGGCGTGCCGCACGGAGTGCGCAAGTTCGTCTCGGCTCCTCAGATCGCTTTCGCTCTCGGAGGAGAGAAAGTCGACACCGCGCTGACCGAGGGTATCCCTGCGACCGTCGATCCGTACGAAGCCGCAGACGACCCTGAACGTCAGTACTTGCTCACCGATCCGGCTGAGCACCCGTCGGTCAAAGTCGGCCGCACAGCTACACGAGCCCAAGTTGACGTGGTGACCAATCCGTTCACCGGTCGTCGAGAGCCTCAGTACGCTCGCGTCGTCCAGCGCAACCCCTCAACAGGAGAGACGTTGCTGCTTCCTGACGACGGACTCGGGCTACGTATCGTGTCGCCGAAGTAACAGGAGACACGTTTCTCGCTTCCTACCTAGGGAAGAGTAGTTACGTACGACGCCGCGTACGACGCCAAGGAGACCCTAGAGCATGGCTGAGCAGACCTTTCGATCTCCCGGATTCTTCGAGTCGGAGCTGGACCTTTCCGTGGTTCAGCAGCTCGGGCCGGCGGGAGTCCCCGCTGGACTTGTCGGAGCATCCAACAAAGGACCTGCCTTCGTTCCGATCACGGTCCGAGACTTCGCGACCTTCAAGCAGACCTTCGGCGATCTGGACATCCGTTACCCGGGTCCGTACGCTGCGAACGAGTTCCTCAAGCACCGTCAGGCGCTGACGTTCCTTCGTGTCCTCGGCGCAGGATCGCTCGACAACTCGACCGACATCACCAAGTACCAGATGACTGGTCAGGCGAAGAACGCCGGCTTCAACGTCACCGGCTCAGCTGCGGCCAACGATTCTCGTGGGCGTCACATGGGAGCGGTGCAGCTCCTGTGCGCTCGCCACACGCTGCGCGCCAACGAAGCGTACGGCATGCCGATGTTCACTGAGAACTCCACGTTCGCAGGATCTCTGGCTCACTTGGTCCGCGGCGTCGTGCTCCTCGCGTCCGGCGCTCGAATGATGGTCCTCAACGGAGGAGAATCCGCCGTCGGCGCCTTCAGCGCTGCTGCGCCAGACGATCTCGCGACCGTCGACTCCAGCGCCCAGTTCAAGCTCGTGCTCTCGTCTTCGGACGGCGCGGGCTTCGGCACGACAGACGGCAACACGGGCGTCAAGATCTTCACAGCGTCTCTCGATCCGAGCTCGGCCAACTACTTCGCTAAGCTGCTCAACACCGATCCTGAGAAGTTCTCGACCGAGCAGCACCTCGTGTACGCTGACTTCGCTGTCGACGACGAGCTCGCGACACCCACGCACGTGGCTGTCCTCTCGGGTTCGAACAACACATCCAACACGTCCGGCGACCTCACGATGAAGTTCCGCGACGTCTTCGGTCACTTCGACACGAAGTACCAGACACCGCGCACGCCGACCTTCATCTCGCAGCCGTTCGGCCTCACCGAGTACGACCTCTTCCACATCGAAGCGCTCGATGACGGCGAGTACGCCAATCAGCTGTACAAGGTGTCGATCGCGGATCTCAAGGCCTCGAACGATCCGTCCGATCTGTACGGAACCTTCACGGTGCTCATCCGTTCCTGGAACGACGACGACTCGACGCCGGAGATCCTCGAGCAGTACTCGCAGTGCAGCCTGAACCCGAACTCGG